CATAAATTTCCCATCCCTTACCTTGCATAGATCCATCTTTAGAACCACGCTTAGATGATTTAAGCCATAATATAGCTGTACGGTCAGCACGTCTACCATAACATTCTTCATAACATGTAGCGTAGGCGGCTGTTTGAAGATCATAGGTAGTTTGAAGGTGGTTTGAAGTTTTAAAGTCAATAATCCACAACTCATCATCTATCTCACAAACCAAATCACAGGTACCTGCAATCTTATATACATCAGAGAATAAATGAACCTCAGTCTCAATTAATTTAGGTTTATATGTTTCCCAAAAATCTACAAAACGAAGAAACATCTGCCACACATCTGGATTGTGAGCTGGATCACCCCATTGGTTTAAGAAACTACATTCTTTACCATTTAGATAGTCTTCAATCAGTTCATGAGTTGCAGTACCATCTTCAGCGGCTTTTTTAACAATGTAATCAGCTGAGCGACCCATATTTTTAAGCCAGTCCTCAAAATGTTTTCCTTTAGGGTAAGCACTTAAAACATAAGTGATAGAAGGATAATATTTCCCATTACGTCTATAGTAACGTGAGTCAGGCATTGTAATTTGTTTAGCATCTTCTGAAATTTCTAAGATACGATCATAAGAGTGCTTAATGTTTCTTTTACTCATACTAATTGGAGTTTTTTAGCCATCAAACCATATTGGGTTAGGGGCTGAGTGTTTTGGATAAGGTTTGTAAAATGAGTGAAACCCATTTCGCTTGGATCCTTTTCATCTAGATCCACGAGGTAAACCTCTTTACCCTCGTTTATTAATAATTCAGCAAAACGTAAAGCATCCTTCATCGCATCCTTATCCAGGGCAATATAGACTTGCTTCACAGTTGATGTTACAATTTTTTTCATTAGGCTATCCTGAATATGCTTACCTAATAATGGAATAGCATTACGTTTGATAGCCATAGCGTCAAACATACCCTCACATAATACTAGAGGTGAGGACCAGTTAATGTATAGTTCAAAAGGTATAATGTTTTTACTTAACGCAGGATTCTTATACTTTACCTTAGAGTTAGGATTGAAGTTGCGAGCCACATAGTAGTTTAATTTACCTTCGTTATTATACGATGGTATAACCACCATCTTGTCGAAGGCACCGCCTTCGCAATATCCTATATTGTATTTAAGTATATCGTGTTTACTAACGCCTCGTTTCTTTAGGTAAGCTAAGGCATGTCTACCTACTATATCTCTTTCTGTAATCTCTGATAGGGGTTTGAACTCATCTGGCAGTTTAAGATCTGTCTTAAGTTCTTGAGTTATTATTCTAAACCCAGAACCAACTAGGGATTTAAGTTCTTCTATCTTATCTAGTGGAGTATCTATTGCTTTAAATAGACTAAGTAATCTACTTCCTTTCTTATTACAAGCCCAACAATGCCACTTTTGATAGTGGGTAGCATTTTCATCTAGATTAATCTCTAGTTTAGGTTTATGGTGATGGCAGAAAGGACAAGTATGGGCTTGGTTACCACGTGCTGTAGGTTTACCATGCCCTAATACTGAGTTAACTAAATTCGCAACTAGTTGATTTATCATACGAGGTAAGATATGAAAGATATCTTACTCAGCAAAGTCTTTTCTAAAAAACTTACCAAGAATGTTGTCATTAAAGAACTCATCTGGTTTTTCTAATACTGAATACACAAACAAATGTTTTGTTTCATAGTAAGTTAACAACTTTTTAGAGGTAGCCAAACATAAGATTTCTCTTTTAAACTCACTATGTTTACCCTCTTTTAACATAGCCATAATCTCTTTATTGGAACCATAGTATGTTTTCCAATCAGATTCGTTCATAGCCAGTTTATAGGCTGGTTTACGACCAGCTACGTGAGCATACTCTAGTAATTCCTTTTTAGTAAGTTTTACTTTCTTTTGATGGAATAAAACTTTTTTACCAATATAGGCTTTGTCTGTTGGTATATGAACAACTCGATAGATAAAACCAAAGGTCCCTTCAGGGAAGGAGGAGAGTGTCTCCATGGGTTCATTTTTATAAGTCCACATGTTATTTTAAATTTAAGATTTTATAACAAAATAATGTATGTTATAGGTTCCAATTGAACCACTAACTTCAATAAAAGATTCAATTTCTTCTAATGAGGTAAAATTAGCAATATCAGTGTGATCTTCATTAATTTGACCATTTGTTCCAATAGGCCATCCTTTAAAGGATAATTGATATATTATATTAGTTGCCATATTATTAAATTTTACCCTAAGTTAGTACAATGTATTGCAAATCTTCTCTGCACATTATCTATTATCACATGGGTCAGTGAAGTACTTGAAGGAGCATATGCTAGTGTAACAATAGTATTACTTGCTACGTTTCCACTAACAGTATAAGCATAGTTAACGGTACTTCGAGAACCTTCTAAACGATATTGCCATGTTGTGCCAGTATAAACTCCTGCTGTTATTTTTAAATCTCTTATGTCTGAGGCTGTAGTTATAAAACTAAAACTAACATAATTTAAATCAAGACTTCCTAAATTAGCAGCAGTTATTGTTAAATCTTCACTCACAGAATTTACTTGAAATTGAAATAGTCCCCCATTTATAAGATTCCATGGATTAAGAGTTAAATCACCTACAGAGTTATTTGCACCCTGATTAAGTAATCTATATTGTCCCCCAGAGTATGTCGCCCAAGGGTAAACAAATCCTGCATTACTACCAGTTGCAACTACATAAGCATTAGCAGTAGTATTAGTTAAAAATTCAGGTTGACTAGTATAGTCAAGTGCTGAGGGGCCAAACTCAATAGAACCTGAAAGACGAGTTTGACCTCTTAAAAAGGTAGTATTATTAAAAATACTATTACCTGTAGTAGTAGTAGCTAAACTAGAAGAAAATTCGATATCTCCTATAGATACTAGACCTTCTGTTGCTTGAAATTTACCCATGTTATTTTATATTATACTTTCTTAAATAGTTTAAAATCACCTATAATTCTACCACTTGAAAGATAGTTAACTAATCTTATTTGAATATTACCACTAACTATAGCTCCAGTTAATATATGAGAGGCATTTATAGATCCCAAATCTGGTGCACCTGAGTTATTATATGATATACCACTACCATTATCCCAATGACAAATAAATCTTTGTGATCTAGTGAATGCGTATGATGAATCTGAAGTAGTATAATCAATTACTACTGAGTAGTAGGTTGTTTGGGGGATAGTTAAAAGAGTATAACTTGTAGGGGGTGAATTAACTAGACCAGCACGCTCAAAGTATCCATATTCTATTTCATTATTAATACTATATCCATTATTCAATACTAAATAAGTATTAGTATTAACACCACCACTACCACTAGGATTAAGAGCATTAGTATCAATACTCATGCTTGGAGTATACTGAATTTCATCAGTAGCACTATTCCAAGATACAATATTTGAATTATCAGCAGCTGTAGATAATTCAGCAGCTAATGAGGCATTCACATCTAGACCAAATCCAGGACTATAAGTATTAACACCTACAAATCCAGTTGAACCTGTAACAAATATTCTTAGATTACCTGATCCGTCAGCAATTGCTATATTGTTGTTTTGGGTTGCAGCTTTACCAGCATACCCCCCAATTACTATATTATTATTTCCAGTATTAATCCCAGTACCAGCTTGATATCCAATTAAAGTATTAGTTGAACCAAGTGTAACATGGTCACCAGCGAATGCTCCTACAAAAGTATTATTATCACCACTATCTACTATATTACCAGCTCCAAAACCTATAGCTATATTCTGGGTTGCATTGCCTAAAAGAGTCTGGAAGGTACTTGTTCCTATAGCAATATTATTACCACCATCAGAATTAATTCCACCTAGCATTGCATTATACCCAATAGCAATATTTTTACCAACTGCACCACTTGGTAGCTTATTTCCTCCTAATAAAGCCTGATAACCGATAGCAATATCTGAGTTAGATCCACCACTTCGTAGAGAGTCATAACCCATTGCTATACCGTAGTTATTTAATGATTGACTTACATTTTGTAAAGCTCGGTATCCTACAGCAGTATTTCCAATCCCTTCCAAATCATTTACTTCAGGATTTATTAAAGTAAGGGCTCCTAATGTAGTATTTAATCTACCATAGTGAAGATTTTGAGATTGATAACCTATAGCAGTATTAGAGGAATTACCAGCTACATCAGATTGATTACCTAAAGTACTATATCCTAGACCAATACTAAATTTTGCGGGTAGCCCTGTGCTATTATAACCATTCCATAGCCAAATTTCACTTTCTGTAATACTGCCGCTTTCTAATCGTATTTTATTTTCAACTGGATTGAATGTAAATGAACTGGTGGCATATAAGGTTTCACCTGTATCACCTGATGCGTCTATTAATAGATTACGATATTCAATATTTGAATTAGCAGCACTAATATCTACACTAATAGCGTTTGGGTTAGGAGCACCTTGAGCACCCTGTGAACCCTGTGAACCTTGTGCTCCTTGAGCACCTTGAGCTCCTTCTGCACCTTGAGCACCCTGTGCACCTTGGGCTCCTTGGGCTCCTTGAGCACCCTCTGCTCCTTGGGCTCCTTGTGCTCCTTGAGCACCTTGCCCACCTTGAGCACCCTGGGCACCTTCTGCTCCCTGAGCTCCTTGAGCACCTTGTCCTCCTTGGGCACCTTGAGCACCTTCTGCTCCCTGGGCTCCTTGAGCACCTTGTCCTCCTTGGGCCCCTTGAGCACCTTGTAAACCTTGAGCTCCTTCTGCTCCCTGTGCTCCTTGTGAGCCTTGTGCTCCCTGTGCTCCTTGTGAGCCTTGGGCTCCTTGTAAACCTTGGGCTCCTTCTGCGCCTTGGGCACCTTGTGCACCTTGTCCTCCTTGAGCACCTTGGGCACCCTGGGCACCTTCTGCTCCCTGTGCTCCTTGGGCTCCTTGAGCGCCTTGTCCTCCTTGGGCTCCTTGAGCTCCTTCTGCACCTTGAGCACCTTGGGCTCCTTGTGAGCCTTGTGCTCCTTGTGAGCCTTGGGCACCTTGTAAACCTTGAGCTCCTTCTGCACCTTGGGCACCCTGTGCTCCTTGTGAG